AAAACTGCAATGGTTGAGCAACTGTGTGCCAAACACAAACGTCCGTTGATTCGAATCAACATGACGTCTATGGCGGACGAAGAAATGCTGATTGGGTCCAAGACTCTTATTAATGGTAATATTGAAGTTATCGATGGGCCGGTGATTAAAGCTATGCGGATGGGCGCAGTTCTGCTAATTGATGAAATCGATGCAGCAAATCCCAATAGCGCACTTTGTCTTCAAGCTGTATTGGAAAAAGGTCGATACTATTTCAAACTCAAGGACGAAATGGTGATCGCGACCCCTGGATTCAACGTGTTTGCGACGGCCAACACCAAGGGTCGGGGTAACGAAGATGGCCGGTATATTGGTACTAATTTCCTGAATGAAGCATTTCTTGAGCGATTTGCTATTACGATGAATCAGGACTATCCGTCCGCATCTGTTGAGAAAAAGATCCTGATGAATGTAATGGAATCGCATGACTGTATCGATGAAACCTTTGCGGATGATCTGGTTAAATGGTCCGATTCGATTCGTCGAACCTTTGAAGATGGTGGTGTTGATGAGATTATCACCACTCGCCGACTGATTCACATTGTTCGGACTTACTCGATCTTCAAAGACAAGAAGAAAGCAGTCACTCTTGGCTGCAACAGGTTTGACCCTGCTACTGTCGGAGCCTTTATTGATCTGTTTGAAAAGATTAATGCACCCACTAATGACGAATCGAGTGCCGATTCGGATTCTGAAATTAACCCATTTTGAGGTAAATCATGAGGTATTCTGAACTCACCAAATCTCAAAAGTTGTGTATCGATGAATTCATCAAGTTTCGGCCAGAGCTGGCTACGGCAAAATCAATTTCCCGCCAAGAGGTCGAAGAAATCTGGAAAGCTCTGTATGAGCGGCGAAATTCTGGTGGTGCTTTTTTCGGATATCCCATGTGGCTAATTCGCGGGCCAAAAGTTTCTCGCGGGCTCTATGTATTTCCTTCTCCAGAAAATGACGGTGAATCTATTGTAGCACATTCAGAAAACGATGATCCCGCTATGATAGAGTTTCTAGGCGATTGTAAGAAATATGGGATCATTATCTGAATTCATCTGGGACACCCCGTGACACCTGAATAATGTTAGATATAGTGACATATGTCTCAGATGATTCGGGGTCACCTGGACCTTCTGAGTGATTGGAGATTAAATGAAAATCATCTCGCCATTCAAAGACTATTACGACTGGGTTGCTGGCAAGTATGGTGGAGGCGACCCTCGATTGGTCTATAAGAGAACAAAAATCGAGGGCAAAGACACAAAGAATCGCTCCATGCGCGATATTGTTTCCGGTAGATCGTATCCACTATCAACTCTAAATGCTGATCGATATCGACAGGGCAAATCCACGTACACCTTCAATGTTCTCATTTTTTGTGGTCGACAGTATCTGGTAGTTAAAGTTGGTGGTGTTACCAACATTCTTTCCGAAGAAAAACATCCAGATCTATGGGAAATTCTGAATAGAACCCCAAAGGGAATAGCATCTCTGTTAGTAAAACATACATCAATTGATTTCTATCTTGGTAAACAAACACAGTTTGCCGAGAATCTTTGCAAACAATATAATCAACCGGTTCTGCTGATCGTTGATGACCTCGGCGCCATGGTTAGCAATAGGATCCCCATTCTTCAAGACGTTGGGTTTGCTAGCATAATGTCTGCCGAACAATGCTATCAAGAAATTTCTCATTTTCTAGGTAATGTTCTTCGAGAAAATCCCGACACAAAGCCACCGGTTGAGATTGATGATAAGTACAAGATTATCGGCGCGGGTTTTGACACAAAGACGTCATTTCGTCATCGGAAATGAAATTTGATTAACCATGTACACAACACTTGATAATATGGTTATTATTTGGAGGCACAATGAAACAATATACACCCGAAGCTGAAGCCAAATTTGAATCAGATCTTGATCACGTGATTGGTAAAGTTCGTTCACTTCTTCTGGAAAAGAATAAAGCATATGGGGATTCAGCTATGAATCCCGTTCGTGTTTTTTCCAAGATGAATGCAATGGAACAACTTAAAGTTCGAATGGATGATAAGCTGTCTCGTCTTGCTCGCGGTAACGAACTTAAAGATGAGTCATTTGACGATACAATTCTGGATCTTACGGGATACCTATTCATCTACATGATTCAACGTGAATACGAAAAGTCTCGTAACTTCAACCCATGCTAACTAAGAAACTATAAGGAACTATATTATGAATCTCTCCAAGAGCACTCTAACTATCATCAAAAATTTTGCCAATATCAATGGCTCCATCATGCTAAAAGAGGGTAATAAGCTGGCTACCATCTCTGAAGGCAAGAACGTGATGGCTGAAGCTGTTGTCGAAGACACTTTCCCAATGGATTTTGGTATCTATGATCTGAATGAATTCCTTAACGTAGTCTCATTATTCCCGAATACCGATCTTGAATTTACTGAAAAGTATGTTCTAGTATCCGATGGCGGGGCCAACAAGATCAAGTACTTTGCTGCTGGGGAAGGTATCGTAAAAGCTGCTCCAAGCAACATTCGGTTTCCTTCACCTGAGATTGAGTTTGCGCTTGGGGCTGATCAACTGGCGATGATCATCAAAACTGCATCTGTTCTTAAGGCCTCAGATGTTTCATTTGTTGGTGCAGATGGTAAGTTATCGGTTCTGGTTGCAGATAAGAAGAACGATACCGCCAACGCGTATACCGTTGAAATCGGTGAATGCGAACAAACTTTCAGCTGTAATCTTAAGGTTGATAATCTAAAGTTCCTAACTGGTGATTATGCTGTTGCGATCTCAAGCAAGAAGATTACCCGATTCAAGAACACTCAGACTGATCTGACATATTACGTGGCTGCAGAGGCTGATTCTAGTTTCTAAGATTATTTGGAGAGGGCGATTCTGTTATGTACAAGCGCCCTCTCTTGTGATAGAATACATTTTGTTATGGATAGTGCGATGAGTGATGATAAGAAAATTTCAATTTCCGAAGAAGAGTATGATTCACTTTTGAAAGATTCAATTCTTCTTAATTGTCTACAAATGATGGGCGTCGACAATTGGGATGGTTATGGTGATGCGATTGAGCAATATCAAGAAATCTTGCAACAAGAGGAAAAGTGATGAGTGTTATTGAACAAATGCTTTGGGTAGAAAAATATCGCCCACAGACTATTGATGAGTGTATTCTTCCAGAAGCAACCAAGAATATGTTCAAGGAATTTGTTGCTCGTGGTGAACTTCAAAACGCCTTATTCTGTGGTTCCGCGGGTGTTGGTAAAACCACTGTTGCTCGGGCGCTTTGCAATGAAATTGGTGCCGATATTCTATTCATTAACTGTTCGGAAGATTCCGGCATCGATACACTTCGCAGCAAGATTCGAAACTTTGCATCAACAGTATCTCTAACCAATTCCAAGAAAGTAGTTATTCTGGACGAATTCGACTACGCTAATCAAAATTCGCTCCAGCCCGCTTTACGCGCCGCGATTGAGGAATTTGCCAACAACTGCCGATTCATTCTAACTTGTAACTTCAAGAATCGTATTATCGAGCCAATCCACTCTCGTTGTGCTGTAGTTGAGTTTAAGATCGACAATAAAGATAAACCGAAAATCGCGGCTCAGTTTTTTAGACGTATCACTCATATTCTAAAAACCGAAGGCATTGAGTTCGAGCCACAAGTTGTTGCCGAGATTGTCAACAAACACTTTCCAGATTTTCGGCGTGTTTTGAATGAACTTCAGCGGTATTCGGTATCTGGTAAAATTGATGCTGGTATTCTTGTCAATCTTGGCGATGAGTCATTCAAGACTCTGGTCAAGCATCTAAAATCCAAAAATTTTACCGAGGTCCGCAAGTGGGTTGGTCAGAATTCCGATATTGAAACTAGTGCGTTATTTCGTCAATTGTATGATAAAGCCACTGACGTTTTGGAGCCATCTTCAATCCCTCAGCTAGTTCTATTACTAGCCGATTATCAACATCGAGCCGCTTTCGTCGCAGATTCAGAGATTAACATCATGGCCTGTATGGTCGAACTGATGGGCTCGTGCAAATTTAAGGAATAATCATGGAACTGTTTACTATTGTTGGTGTCGCAATCGTTTCATTTGGTGTCGGTATTATGTCAGGTATTTCAATCCGCCGCCGAGCTGAAGAAAAACAGGCTGATATGATCCTCGACGAAATCGAGAAAGCCATCGAACGGCAGCGACAAAATACACTATATGTTAAAGTCGACATTGTTGATGATGTGATCTATGCATATGAAAAAGAAACAGACAAGTTTCTATTCCAGGTGAAGAGTGTTGATGAGTTGAAAAAAATGTTGGCAGAACAATTTCCCAATCGTAACATTCTCACTTCCCGTGAAGACATGGATAAACTAGAAGCACATGAGCCCATTTGACTTCATCAATACCATCAACTCAACGAAGACCGATCTTCTAACCGAGGATCCGCTTCTTGAAAAAGACTATGTTCCATATGTAATTAATAGGCAGATGTCATACTTCTATGATACGGTACTATTCAGTAATGAGATGAATAGATGTCATGGCGTTCCTAATAAGTGGCAGTATGATTTCTATCTTCATGGGATCCGTAAGGGTAAGAGATTTGCTAAGTGGTCGAAGCCGCCAGTAAAGACAAGTGATCTAGAGCTCGTTATGATGGCATATAACTACAGTAAGACGAAAGCAGAAACGGCTCTCAATATTCTATCCGAAGAACAGCTAAAACAGATTCGAAAAATGTATGAAACCGGTGGCCGTTAAAGTTAATAATAAATAATGAGTCCTTAAACTATGTGAGTGAGGCTCATGATGACACAAAAGAACTACTATGATTGGACCATTGATTGTCTATTGGAAGTGAAACTGTCAGATCCAGATGACTTTCTAAAGATCAAAGAAACGCTAACTAGAATTGGGGTCGCATCTAGAACTGGTGATATTCTTTATCAATCTTGTAATATTCTTCATAAACAGGGTAAATATTTTATCACCCACTTTCTTGAAATGTTCGCACTGGACGGGAAACCAACAACTCTGACATATCGAGATATTGAGCGGCGAAACACAATTGCCCATCTTCTTGAAGAATGGGGTCTGTTGAAGATCGTAGATAAACAAAAGGCGCAAGATCGGGTACCATTGAATGAGGTAAAGATCATCGCATACAAAGAGAAAGATAAGTGGAAATTGGTGTCAAAGTACACCGTGGGAAGTCGTAAACGTTAATTTTAAAAGGTGAATAAATAATGGAAGAAAATGTACTAACCATCGAACTATCTGTAGCAGAAATCAATGTGATTCTTCGGTCACTTGGAAAGCATCCATTCGAAGAAATTGCGGCTCTGATTCAAAAAATCAAGCAGCAGGGTGAAGTTCAACTCGCCGAAATGCAACAAGGGCAAGCTGAACAACCCGAATAAGAATTCCTCGGGAAGGGAACCAGTGTGCATGTGTGCTGGTTAAAAATCACATGCAAGAATCCACCTTAGGATCGTTTGGTGCTACGTAAAGGCGTCCAGGGTCATTACACTGCTCCCCTGAAAGTGAGCGCCGGATTAAGTAACCGGCAAATCTCCATGTCTTCGGAATGGAGTTTTTCATCTAACTTTCTGCCTAATAGGAGAAAAACAACTATGAATAATCTATCTGTATTTGGCTCAGCCCTCAAAGATTTTGACAAGTTTTTTGTTGGCTTTGATGAGCAATTCAATCGGCTGACTAAACTTCACGATGATCTGACCAAGAACGTCCCCTCATATCCCTTCTATAACATCAAGAAAACCGGTGATTCGAAGTATCAGATCGATCTAGCACTAGCTGGTTGGAGCAAATCTGAACTTGAACTTGAACTAGATAAGGATAAACTAATCATCAAGGGCAATGTTACCGAAGATGATTCAGATGAGTACTTCTTCAAGGGTATTTCAAAGCGAGCATTCACACGTAGTTTCATGCTAAATGACACTGTTGTGGTGAACGGTTCCGAATTCACTAATGGTCTTCTTTCAATTTTTCTGGAGCGACTTGTGCCTGAAGATAAAAAGCCACGCAAGATCGAAATTGGTGAAAAAACTAGCCAACGACAGCTTCTAACCGAAGACTAATTTTAATAATGGAGATTTGTAATGCAAAATGATGTGATTTGTATCAAGATGATTGGCGGAGATGATCTAATCGGTAAAGTTCTAAATGAAACCACCGAAGCTATTGAGATGGAACATCCAGCGGCTATTGTGATTCAACGAGATCAAAGCGGCAAGATGGGAGTTGGTTTAGCACCCTGGGCCCCATTTGCCGAAAGCGGCCGAGTCACTCTTTTCAAGAATGCCATTGCCGCCCGGTGTAATATTGATAGCGCACTTGAAAATGAATGGTCTCGTCTATTTGGCTCGGGGATCCAGATTGCATCAGCGGCAACTCTAGCCGGTCTATCTTAATCAATTGATTTAGTATGACCCGAGGGGATGATATTATATATCATCCCCTTTTCATTTTTGAGAGGTACTAGTGACTTATTTCTACACATCAGTTCTCCGTCGCGGCAACAACATTCTGATGCGCGGCTATGAAGATGGTCGTCGGATCAAGAAAAAAATCAAATTCAAACCAACGTTATATGTAAAAGCAAAACAAGGCTCTAAGTCAGAGTATCATGCATTGGATGGCACTCAGGTTGACCCAATCGCATTCGATGATATGGCATCCGCTAAACAATTCATCGAGATGTATAATGACGTGCAAAACTTCACTATCTACGGGCACACAAACTACATCATGCAGTACATCGCTGATGAATTCCCTGGAGTGATTAAGTTTGACCGAAGCAAAGTTCGAGTTCATACTTTTGACATAGAATGTTACTCTGGCGAAACTGGTGGTGGCTTTCCTAAACCCGAAGAAGCCAAACACCCAGTGACAGCAATCAGTCTCCATGATAGTGTCTCTGATATCTACTATGTCTGGACTCTGAGTGACTACGATCCGAAGCTATCTGAACACAAGGGTATCAATATTCAACATGTTAAGTTTGACACTGAGATTGGTCTGTTGAAACAGCTAATTTCATTTTGGTCAAATGAATTCACGTGTCCAGATATTCTCACCGGATGGAACATCCGCACTTTTGACATTCCATATCTGGTCAATCGAATCAATCGGCTGCTAGGAGAAGATTATGTCAATAAAATCTCTCCCTGGGGACATGTTGAGCAAAAACAAGTTAATATGCTGAAGGGTGTTGTACAGGTGTATGACATCAGCGGTATTGCTCAGCTTGACTATTTGGATATCTTCAAGAAGTTTGGTGGAAAATTTGGCCCACAAGAAAACTATCGATTGAATACTATTGCTGTAGCTGTTCTAGGCGAAGAAAAGATGTCATATGACGAATATGGCACTCTGACAAATTTATATCGAGAGAACCCACAGCTGTATAACGATTACTGTCTGAAAGATACCATTCTGGTCAAACGAATGGAAGACAAAATTGCCTTTATCACGCTCGCGCTCACTATGGCGTATAAGGCTGGTGTCAACTATAACGATACGCTAGGGACTACGGCGATTTGGGATCAGCTTATTCATCGACAACTTAAGCAAGAAAACATCGTTATTCCTCCTGGCAAGAATTATCCAAAGCAGGAATTCGAGGGCGCTTATGTAAAAGATACCATCGTTGGTCGACATGACTGGCTGCTAACATTTGACGTTAACAGTATGCACCCCAATCTGATCGTTCAGATGAATATGTCGCCTGAGACTCTACTTAAGGGTGATATTGAGCCTGGTATCACTGTTGATAAAATGCTCGCCGGATATGTTAATAAACATTCAGATAAGGCGATGTCGGCCACCGGACAATATTTTTCTAAACACAAGCAAGGTATTCTCCCAAGAGTAGTCGAAATGCTCTACGCGGAGCGTGTTGAAATTAAGCAAAAAATGTTAGAGCAGTTGTCTGAATTGGAATTGGTGCGAGCTGAGATAGCCAAAAGAAAAGCATAAATGGTGGGACAAACCTTAGTTTCATCCAATCAATTGTATATGTGAGTAGTTATTCCAATCAAACTTTAATAAGGGTATGATTGTCACATGCTCTCTGAGATGAGATTTGTCATAGATTTTTAATAATCTGTATTTCGTATCATCGTCCAATGTGTCAATCCGTCGCTTTGTCTTGTTTTTGTATCTAGATGTGTCAATGAATCCAGTTTCTATTGGACATGCTCGTTTTTCTTGTATTGGTAGAATGCACATGTTGTATAGGTATTTAGATAGTCTGTGCATGCCAACAAACATTTTGTTATCAAAAAGATATATCATAATGTTTTCTAATTTATGACCACTATAGATTAACTGATGATCTTTTAAAACATGTTTATTTGGTACACGATGGTAACATCTATCTTTTAAATCTAGTATTGTATACGTGGTCTTATTAAAAGCGAATCCGACAAAGGTTTCATTTTTACCTTTCACATAACCATCTGGTATTGTATCACCGGGTTTGATTCTGATCTGTTCACCGGTTTTTGGATCATGGTAAAACGCGTCTCCAATGAATTTTTCTGATGCTTCCTCACGAAAATTTTCATGTTGACCTTTGATGAAGCCATCTGGTATCTTATCGCCATCTTTAAAGTATCTTACTTCTAAAGTATTGGGATGGTGATATACATTGTGACCCTTTATACCATTTTTTGATATCTTTTGTCGAGTTTTATCTGAGTGTTTTGTGTTTGTGCGATAATAGATCACTTCGCCATTTTGATATATAGGGTCATCAACAGACACTTGAAAACACACATTCGAGTTTGGATATTTTACAACAACTTTACCCTTTGCTGGGGATACCCACTCTTCGGTTTTGTACATCAAATCACTTTTATCAACAAACTTAGTTTCACCTGTTATCACATTTTTAACATATCTCATACCTTTTGTATGATGAATTATCTCACCAGATTTAAACCTTGGGTCGCCTGTACACACTTTGATTTTTTCACCGGTCTCGACTAATATAGCAACAGCAGTACCGCCAACACTAAAACCATTACTTCTAGCTTGAGCCAAATTATAAAAATTTGGGTTTGCCGCAACATTAAATCTTTTGTGTAAGCTAATTTCCAATCTTTCTGCTTTTTCTTTTACGGTTGTTGTCAATAAGATTTTATACTTATATTTGTGAGGGTTTTGTTTTTGATCCTTGATAAATATCTTATCTTTTGAGCTTGAAAAATAGCGTATTCCAAGATCATTGCGCGGATTGCCATCACATGCTCTCCGCCCATAATAATGTTTGTTCTCGATGACATTCGTGATTCGATAGACGTAATAAGTTTTGCTGGACATTTGGGTCTCTCCTATGATATAATGTCTAGAGATAGTGGGTGTTGCCGCACCGCGACTATCATTTTTATTTATCATTATGAGGATACTATGAATTATGAAACCATGACATTACAAGAATTATCTATTCTTGAAAAGAAATTAGAACAAGAATCAAACATCTATAGCAGCCAAGAACAAGCGATTAAACTACTCCTTAACTAATTGGGGACACGGAAGAGGGATCTTCCGATGCAAACCGGGTGAATTCAGGGAAAGTTGTAAAATGCCAATCCTGAGCCAAGCCAGAGAAATCTGGAAGGTGCAACGACTAGGCGAAAGCCGTAGGGTTCAAGTGAACTCGAAGCGCCCGGCACCTAGAACAGGTGATGATATAGTCTGCTCCATATCGAAAGATGTGGCAAGATATAACGCTTGGATGAGATTAACGAACTCATTTAACATAAAGCAACAGTCTCTTTGGTGCGTCCGGTAACAGGCATTTCCGCTATTATGCTCTTGAAATCGCAGAAAGCATTACTGTATCTAGTCAGTATGTTATTCGTTGGGCAGAGATGTATATCAACAAGTATTTGAATAAGATTTTAAAGACAAATAGTGATTACATCGTCGCGATGGATACAGACTCATGCATGGTCGTACTGAATGAATTGGTTAAACAGGTGTTTAAGACTTATGATACCTTCGCTTTGCCTCATTCAAAGGTCGCAGATTTTCTTGATGTTGTCGGCCAACAGATTGAGAAAGATGTGCTTGAACCAGCCTTTGAAAAGTTAGCGCAAAACGTGAATGCATACAAACCACGCATTAAGATTAAGCGAGAAGTGATTGCATCACGTGGTATTTTTGTTGCTAAAAAGCGCTATATCATGAGTATGCTTGATAAAGAAGGTGTCCGATACAAAGAGCCTAAACTAAAAATCATGGGCATCGAGGCCGTAAAGTCATCCACACCAGGGCCTTGCCGGGATGCTTTCAAAGATCTGTTTAAGATCCTAATTAGCGGCACCGAACAAGAGACCCAGGAGTTCATCCAGACATTCCGGGAAAGGTTTAGGCAACTACCGGCGGAAGACAAAGCGTTTCCTCGTGGCGTGTCTAGTGTCGCCGATTACAAAGATCCAAAGACTATCTTCCGTAAGGGCACTCCGATCAACTCTCGGGCAGCAATTCTGTATAATCATTTACTGGATGAACATAATCTTACCGATAAGTATGAAGTGATCAATGATAATGAGAAGATCAAGTACATCATGCTAAAGATGCCAAACCCACTGAATCAGAACGTGATTGGATTCATGACAGTGCTTCCGCCGGAGTTCGGTCTACATCGGTTCGTCGATGATGACTTACAGTTTGAAAAGGCATTCGTTGAGCCGACCAAGTTGATTCTAGATGCAATCGGATGGCACGTCGAACCAACATCATCACTCGAAGATTTCTTTGGATGAACCGGGTGGGCTGGTTTCAATGAACCAATTTGAAAATAACGGCCCACCCAATAGAGTACAATTAATCATTATTTGAAGGAGTATTGAATGAAGATTCTAAAGTTTTCCAGCGCGACTTGCATGCCATGTAAACAACTGGCTAAGATTATCGATGGGCTGGATCATGAAGCCAAGTCTCTTTTTGAGGAATATACGTCTGAAAATGATATCACTAAGTTCATGAAGTTCAATGTTCGATCTGTCCCAACTCTGATTGCGGTTGATGAATCGGGCAATGAGCTTCGTCGGTCAACCGGGATGATGACTGAGGACAAATTGATTGAATTCATCGGGGCTTAAGTCCATCTATAGAAGAGCGAAATTTCACAAGGACAATGAAATGAGTAACGCGACAAAAAAGTCGGCTAAGAAGCCCACTAGGGTACCGAAGGTGACCAAGAGTACTAAGGTTTCTAAGAAACAATCTGATATTACGTTTTCAAATTTTGATTCAATTGACTTTAAACTACTGGCAATTGATGTCTTTAAGTTTTTGAATCCAGACAACGAAGAAGAATTTGTTTACAATGCCAGTCTGACACTTCTTCTAGATCTAGAAGAACCAAGTGGTCTTTCTCTCCCGACTAGCGTCTATAACGAATGTCCACATTGCTGTGCTCGAGAAGCTTTGGCGCTGGCTATTCAATTGGCCGATGATCGTGTTGCTAATAGTATCTCAGTTTTTGATGAGAATTTTGATGAGGTCGGTGAATTCATTGCTGATGAACTATTCGATGAACTCTACGGCAATGATGATGAACCTGGGGATGAAAACGATGATTCGCCCGAGGTCTCTGTTGTAATTCCTCAAAAACCTAATAACACGATTCACTAAGCATTGTAAGGAGTGAAGTATGAGTGCATTACTAGACAAGATTAAGAAAAACAGTACCATCAAAGAAGCATCTCTGTTGGCAGATTCTAAATTTTTTACCAAAAAGGACATGATCCAAACATGGATTCCAGCTCTCAATATCGCGTTTTCCGGTGATTTAGATGGTGGATTCGTTCCCGGATTAACGCTTTGGGCTGGTCCATCTAAGCATTTTAAGTCGATGTTCTCGCTGCTGATGGCCAAAGCGTATATGGACAAATATCCTGACGCTGTTATGGTATTTTACGATTGTGAATTTGGTACACCTCTAGCATACTTTGATACTCTTGGCTTAGATAAGTCTAGAATTCTCCATATCCCGATTATGAATATGGAAGAATTCAAGTTTGATTGTATTAAGCAACTTGAGAATCTTGAGCGAGGAGATCGTGTTATTTTCATCATTGACTCACTTGGCAACATGTCATCCAAGAAAGAAATGGAAGACGCTATTGAGGGCAAATCGGTTCAAGATATGAGTCGTGCTAAGCAAATGAAATCAATTTTCCGCATGATCACACCATATCTAAATCGACTCGATATCCCAATGGTCGCGGTGAATCATATCTATATGACACAAGAATTGTATAGTAAACCTATCGTTAGCGGTGGTCAGGGTATCTATCTTTCAGCTGATAACATTTACATTCTTGGCCGGCAGCAAGAAAAAGAGGGTACCGAAATCATTGGATGGAACTTTATCATCAACGTTGAGAAGTCGCGATATGTAAAAGAAAAATCCAAAATTCCTATCAGCGTGATGTTTGAAGGTGGTATCAGTAAGTGGTCTGGACTTATGGATATCGCGCTTGAGGGTGGGTTCGTCGTGAAACCTAAAAATGGATGGTATGCCAAAGTTGATATCGATACAGGTGAAATTGAACCCAAAAATTGGAGACTTAAAGACACCGACTGTAAAGAGTTTTGGTTGCCGATTCTTACCAATCCAAAATTTCAACAGTATATTCGAACCCGTTATAAAGTGTCCAATAAAACTATGGTATCAGAAGATGTTATTGACACCGAACTGGATAAGATTGATACCAGCCTTGCCGATTTTGATGACCTAGCTGAAGGGGATTGACCATGGTTCGCCCTTATAAATTGCATGATTCTCTTCG